GACAATGAGCGAATGGGTGTTGCGATGGGTATAATTGATATAACCGATATTGCATTACTGCCAGCCGTTTTTAAAAAATTAGCAACCCTAGGAGTAAAGAAGTTTGGAAAAACTAATTTAAAAACGATGGCTCAAGATCCAGAATTACAAAAACAATTCCCTGTTGAGACACAAGAAATTTTGACTATTACAGGTGGAGGATTTACACCTGCAGGTGTTATGAGAGAAGCTGATATGGGACCAAAATCTGTAAGTTTTAGAAAATTTAGTCCATATGATTTTAAAAAATTAAATAAAACAATTAAAGACATTAAATCAGGAAAATTAAAACCAAACCAAGGTCCAAATAAATATGGTTTAGATAAAAATAGAACTAATGAATTATTAAGACAAAGTCCTGATACAAATTTTGATTATACACAACTTGAATTTCCTATTGAAGAATTACAAAGTCTTATTCCTAGACAAGCTAATTTTATAGAAGCAGGGAAATATTTAGAAAATTTAAAAGGCAAAAAAACATTTAAGGAACTATTTGAAGAGGGATTTACTCGAGATAGTATTGATCAAGCAAGAAAAAAAAATCCAGAACTTACTGAAAAAATAATATTTTCTAAGTTTTCTACTCCAGGTGACAGACTTAGAAGTCTTACAACTATAATGAATAAAAACAAAAAAGAGTTAGGGTTGACTAAAACTGCAAAAATGATGGGTGATGATAGAGAGGAAGCTGTTTTATTTGACGGTTTATTTAGAAGTCTTGAACCTGAAAATTTAGGCTTATCTCCAGATGTTGACCCAAAACTTTTTGGAGAAAAGTTTATTGATTTTATGAAAGGCATTGATTGGAAAAAACAGTTTGCAGAAGATTTAGATACAATAAAAGTTTTAGATAAACAGAGAATACAGGGAGACAAAATCATTAAAGAAATGTTTAATGATTATAAAAAACGTTTTCCAAAGCAGTTTAAAAACTTAAATGTAAATGATTTTAAACTTCAAATATCACATAATTTTCCTCTTCGAACTGTTAAAGGACAATTTCAAGGAGTTGGTGGACTAAAAGGTTCATCGAGACTTTCTTTTGCAAGAACAAATATTTTATCTCATCAAGAAATTGAAAGTTCATTTAAAGAAATTATAAACGCTGCAAATGAACAGGGTGGTAAATTAACACCTATTCAACAAGAAGCATTAAATTTATTAGATAAGCGTGCAAAAAAATTAGGAACGGTAGCATATGGAAAAATATTACCAGAGGGTTTAGAGGGTGATGAATTTATAAAAGTAGGTATTGAAGAACAACCAGGCTTAATAAGTTTAATAGAAAGTTTAGAAAATCATTTTAAACAAATCTCAAAACAAAAAAATTACAAACCTAAAAAAGTTGAACCTAAAGGTGGACCCACTAATCTTGCTTCAGGTTTTATTGATGAAGATATACCTGTAGAAATAATTGATGACTTAAAAATGAAAAAAGGTGGAGAAGTCAAACCTGTACGTATGGCCATGGGCGGTGATCCGTTGCAAAATATTAATCAACAACAATTCTCACCTGACCCTGCAGTAGACCAAGACTATTTTCAAGAAGCCGTAGATTCAGGTAATTTACAAGCAGCAAATTTATTGAATCTCTTTAAAGTTTTCAAAAAACCCAAAGCGATGGCAACACCATCTAATGTGAAACAAATAGAAGAAGCAAGAGATCCTATACCGGCACCAACAGGTTCACAGGAGATTGCACCGTTGCCTGCAGGAAGACAAGATTTCTTTTTCAAATCATTTTTTCTCGATCAACTCAATAGTCAAAATGCACCGAAGGCTTCAACACCTCAAGGTTGGAGAGAATTTTTAATTAAAGGAAGAAAAGTTCCTGAAGCAGAAATGATGGATACAGGAATTTTGCAATATCTAGAAGATACTGAAAAGTTTTTTCCTAACAAAAAAATTACAAAACAAGACTTAGAAAGTCTCTATGACATGTCACCCTTAGGTAATTTAGAAGTGCGTGTGAAAGAATCCACTCGACGAGACCCTGCTGAAACTTTTGTGCCGGGTAGCACAGGAAGAGATTTATTAGACTTTGATGCAGATCAAGGAAGAGCAAGACATAAAGGTGCAGGTAGTGCTAAAATTGATGAAGCTGCGGATGAGTATTTTGAAGTTGTAGTTAACGTCCCTCAACTACCCGGACAAGAAAAAGTTTTTGTTAATTCAGGACACTATCAAGAACCGAATGTTTTAGGTTTCACTCGTGTAGGAACATACAAGAATGCTGACAATCAAAAAGTGGCAGTCATTCAAGAAATGCAAACTGATATGCTAACCGAAGTTCGTAAAGAACAAGAACGCTTGTTTGCAATGGTTAATGCACTGAAAAGACAACGTGCCGATCTAGTTAATCAAGTAGAACAGGCTCGAAACTTGGGTCCCGGAAACGTTGACTATGCCACAAATAAATTAAGACAGTTTGATCAAAAATATCCAGAGAGTCTATTAAATGACTTAGCACAAGATAATTTAATTCAACCTTTCCCTAACATTGTTGCGAAAGAATTAATTCCAGAAAAAACACGCAACCTAAATGCAATACAAGATGATATTAACAAACTAAGTATGGCAAACGTTGAGCAATACACAGACCCTGCTTACAAGACTAAGATTTTTGATTTAGCACAAGAACAAACAAAAATTCTTGATGACTTGATGTCCATGAATCGAAGTTCAAACTATCAAGAAAAGCTTAAAGATTTTAAAGTACCCTCTACAAGCAACCGAGAGGAATTACAACGAATTGGAGAGACAGATACTTATCTACCAAGTGGTTATAATATGAAAACATTAGAATCATTTCCACCCATACCTTTTAATAAACAAGCAGACTATGTAGATCTATTAATTAAATCAACAATCAAAGCAGCAAAACAAAAAGATATCGATCGAGTGGCTATTATGCCTGCTGATATAGGTGCTAACCCTCGTTGGGGTAAGAGTTCGGATGAAGCAAAAAAGAAGTTTCAAAACTTGTATGACAAAGTAGGTGTTCAACAATTAAAGAACATTGCAAAAAAGTATGATGGTACATTAAATGTAGAAAAGATTATTGATTCAAGTAAAACTAATCGTGGTGTGACATTTCTTAATAAAAATCCAGACGGAGAGTTTCAGATATTAAAACAAATAGAAACTAGAAAAGAAATATCAGATGCGGATAGGGACAAATATTATGATGAGGAAATAACTAGAATTGCAAGTGGAGTAAATGAACCAGGTACAATAGTTTTGACTAGAGAAATTGCACCAGGTCAAATGATGGATTACTACCTTGTAGAAGGTCGTGGAGATGCCACGGATGTAGGATATCGTATGATACCTTTAAAAGAAGGTGAAAGCGCAGATGATGCACTTATAAAGATTATGGAATATAACCCTAGCGCAATTGATATGTATACTATATCATTTGATCCTTCCAAATTGGAAGAACCAATGTACTTATTTAAGAAAAAATCAGGTGGAACTATTGATAAAGATAGTTTAGTTTCTATAACAGATATATACGGCGAATATGGTAGATAAATTTAACAGCTCATCACGTGATCCAAGCGACATTAACGATGCAAAAGCAATTGGTCCTGGAGGTGATGATAAAATTGATATTGAAGAAGTAGGCAGTCAAATAGAGGTGAATCTATCTCCTGATCAAGTAGAAGATAGTGTAGAAATAATTGAAGATGGTTCAGCGATAGTTGGTGATGTAGACATACCAGAAGAATCAGGATTCAATTCAAACTTAGCAGAAATTTTAGATGAAGGGTATTTACAATCTCTTTCTAATGACCTTATGGATAAAGTCGAAAATGACAGATCCTCTAGAGAAGATTGGGAAACTGCTTATACCAAAGGTTTAGATTTATTAGGTTTCAAATATGAAGAACGCACCAGACCATTCAGAGGTGCTGCAAGCGTTAATCATCCTGTCTTAGCTCAAGCTGTTACACAATTTCAAGCGATGGCTTATGTTGAATTATTACCTAGTGATGGTCCTGTTAGAACTCAAGTTGTTGGTGCAAACAATGAACAACTTCAATTAGCAGCAGAACGTGTAAAAGAATACATGAATTATGAGATTACTCATGTCATGGAAGATTATAATCCTGAAATGGATCAATTGTTATTTCAATTACCTTTATCAGGAAGTGCATTTAAAAAAGTTTACTATGATGAAGTTCAAGGTAGAGCTACATCAAAGTTTATTCCTGCAGAAGATATTATTGTTCCTTACGGAGCATCAGACTTAGACAGCTGTGATCGAATTTCACAAATTGTAAAAATGTCTATGAACGATTTGAGAAAGAAACAAGTTTCTGGATTCTATCGTGACGTAGATTTACAAGCATACGATGGTGATGATGAGTCAGGTCTTCAAGAAAAAATGGATAGAATAGATGGTGTAAATCCAAACAGCTATCAAATGGATGACATGTCTGAATTATATGAAATGCATGTTGATTTAGATTTAGAAGGTTTTGAAGATTTAAACCCAAAGGATGGCGAACCTAGTGGAATTAAGCTACCTTATGTTGTTACTATAGATAGATCGTCAAATAAAGTTTTATCTATATATAGAAATTATGTTGAAGGAGATCCACTAAAAAGGAAAAATGAATATTTTGTTCACTACAAGTTTTTACCGGGTTTAGGTTTTTATGGCTTTGGTTTAATCCACATGATTGGTGGTTTGACAAGAACTGCCACAACAGCATTAAGACAACTATTAGATGCAGGTACTTTATCTAATCTACCAGCAGGTTATAAGTCACGTGGTTTAAGAATACGTGATGATGATCAACCATTACAACCTGGTGAGTTTAGAGATGTTGATGCACCTAATGGAATTATTCGTGAAGCATTAATGCCTTTACCTTACAAAGGTCCTGACCAAGTTCTTATGCAACTACTAGGCTTCTGTGTAGATGCTGCAAAACAATTTGCAACCGTTGCAGATATGCAAACATCTGAAATAGGTAAATCACAAACTCCTGTGGGTACCACCATGGCTCTTATGGAACGTGGCACAAAAGTTATGTCTGCTGTTCACAAAAGATTACACTTTGCTCAAAAGAAAGAATTTAAGTTATTAGCTAAAATTTTTAAAGTAGCTCTTCCACCTGTATATCCTTTTAATGTTCAAGGTGGACCTAGACAAATTAAGGCTCTCGATTTTGATGACAATATAGATATCTTACCTGTATCAGATCCAAATATTTTCTCCATGTCACAACGTGTGACGTTAGCACAAAACCAATTACAACTTGCCCAGAGTAACCCTCAGATGCATAATTTACGAGAAGCTTACAGAAGAATGTATATAGCTTTAGGTATTAAAGATATTGAACAAATACTTCCAATACCACCACAACCTCAACCACAAGATCCAGCTATGGAACATAGTGTTGTTTTACGTGGTGCTCCTTTACAAGCTTTTCCACAACAAAATCATGAACTTCACATTAAAGCACACAGAACATTTATGTCATCTGTTTTAGTGAAAGCTAATCCAATGGCAGTTATGAATTTAGTTTCTCACATCATGCAACATACTTCTTTACTTGCTACACAAACTGTTGATCAAGCAATGGTAGAAGAAGCAGAAAAATTACGTCAACAATTTGGTGAACAAGTACCACCAGAGGCTTTACAAGCACTACAAGCTCAAAGAGCAACTGCAATAGATAATGAAATTGTAAAAATTACAGAACAAATGGTTACGGAAGAACAGGAATCTATGCAGGATCAAAACATGGATCCTCTTGTTTTACTCAAACAACAAGAGTTAGCTTTAAAACAGTCTGAAATGGAGATGCAAGCTCAACTAAAAGGTGAAAATCAAGCATTAAAAGAGAATCAATTTGATTACAAGCAAGCTTTTGACGCTAAAAAATTACAAAAAGACTATGATTTAGCTAATTTACGTGCAGATGTAGCAATACAACGTCAAAATCAACCAAATAGAGGTCAAAATGATTAGTTTATTAGCTGGTCCAGTAGCTGGAATGATTAAAGACGCTGTTACTGGCTTTGTAGAGACTAAAAAGGCAAAAGCGGATCTTGCTTTGACTGAAAT